AAGCCTACGCAGATATGGTAGGTAAGTTAGGAGTACAAGCTATTGAAGAAGCAGGTCGTGTATTAGAAATGCGATGCCCTCTCAATGGTGAGTACAAGGTAGGTAACTCATGGAAGGAAACACACTGATGGATGAGATTAAACAAGCAGTACTTAAACTTCTAAGACAAGGTAATCATGTATCGACTGTTAGATCACTGCTACGTGAAGCAGAGAAAGAACTCGATCAAGCACAGGAATACTTAGAAGCTATTAAAGATGCAGACTTTGCACCATGAAAGTAGCAGAACTTCCTGAACATGTAGAACCATTAGTTATAGTGGGAGACGACAATAATTACTTGACTGTCTATACTTGTATGTCTAACGAAGATACTATTGAATTGCTGCGTCGTTGCTTGCATATCCTTGAAATGGAACAGGAACAAGCAGGTATTAATTTGCATTTGCATTAAAAGTATGATATAATATATGTGTAGTATTTACTAAGGAGAAATAAATGGAACAAGCAAAACCAGTACCAATCAAAGCCGACCTCTTCTGGGCTTCATTAACTGAGAAGAACAAAATCTCTGAGAAGTTTCAGGTAGATCTTTGCAACCTATCTAAGGATGCTGTAAAGACTTTGATGGAGATGGGTATCAATGTAAAGAACGATGCTGGTAAACCAGACCAAGGATTCTTTGTCACTGCTAAGAGTAAGTTATATCCTATCCTTGCAGTGGATGAGAAGGGCTCACCAATCAGTGTTAAGATTGCTAACGGCTCTAAAGGTGTAGCACTTATCAAACCATACAGCTACAATGTTGGTGGTAAGAAAGGTGTAGGAGTTGGCATCAGTAAGATTGTAGTTAAAGAACTCATCGAGTATACTCCTAAGGGTATGAACTTAGCTGATATCGAGGAAGAAGCTCTTTAATGCAAACAGCCCTCATTGATGGGGACATACTAGTATATCGCATTGGCTTTGCTTCAGAAGATGAAACAGAGTCAATAGCGATTTCTAGGTGTAGTGAATTCTTAGAGAACCTAATTCTCTTCAATGGCTTTGAAGATTACAAAGGGTACTTAACAGGTGGTGATAACTTCAGGCACGAGATAGCTAAGACTGCTCCGTATAAGGGTAATCGTAAAGCTGCAAAGCCTAAGCACTACGAACTCCTCAGAGAGTACATGATTAAAGCATGGAACTTTGAGCTGATCGTAGGACAAGAAGCTGATGACGCTCTAGGAATTGCAGCGTATGCTCTTGAGCCTGGTGAGTATTGTATTTGTACTATCGATAAAGACTTAGATATGATACGAGGAGATCACTTTAATTTTACTAAGGATCTTCGCTACTTCATTACTGAGGAAGAAGGTATTAGGAATTTTTATAAACAGATTTTAACTGGTGATAGGGTCGACAATGTTATTGGGCTTAAAGGCATTGGAGAAGTTAAAGCAGAAAGAATACTCAAAGAATGCAAAGACGAAAACGAAATGTATACTGCTGTCCTGGAGGCTTACCAAGGCGACGAAGCAAGGGTACTGGAGAACGGACAATTGTTATGGATAAGAAGACAGTCAAACGAAATCTGGAAACCTCCAAAGTTATCTACGTCCAGTGGGTCGACGCAGTTGCCGACGCAGGATGGGAAGACGAAGTCAAAGCAGAAATAGATCTTTGTCATACTGTAGGGTTCTTGATTAGTGAAACAAAAGATGCTTTATGTATTGCGTCCACAGTGTCTAAAGATAATAGTAACGCTAGGATACATATACCTAAGGCATGGATAAAGAAACGAAAGGCAATTAAGTTTGAAACCACAGTCAGCAAAAGCAAAAGGAAGAAAGCTACAGCAGTGGGTGAGAGACCAGATACTCCAACGATTCCCTACGCTGAGCACTGATGATGTCAGAAGCACAAGCATGGGGGCGGGTGGAGAGGATGTTCAGCTTAGCTCGGCTGCTCGTAGTGTTTTTCCTTTTCAGGTTGAGTGCAAGAATCGTAAAGCTATTGCAGTCTTCAAGGATTATGAACAAGCTCAGACGCATGGATTAGTCGAGCCCCTCGTAGTCTTGAAGCAGAACAATAGTAAGCCTCTTGTCTTAGTAGATGCTGAGTACTTTTTTAATTTAGTAAAACGTGGTAGTTAGTTACAGAAAGTTTCTGCTGTATAAACTGCTACGGATTATAAGGAAAATAAATGTCAGTAAAAATAATTGAATGGAAGGTTATCGGAGATAAAGATAACTTTACTGTCCTTGGTATGGATGAACAAGGATGGATTTACTTTTGGAGGGACGCTAAATGGAACATCCTATAAATAGATATACGTTTGAATTCGTAGAAGGCGATGAGACAGATGCACGTCATGACTTTCCTTTTAATAAAGAACTTCGTCATGAGTTTAGTATACCAGCATCGCAGTCTTGGGACTATGTAGTGCGAGAGTTCCTAAGCTTTTTATCAAACATCTATGGCTATGACATTAAAATAGAAGGATACAATGACGACCCACTTGATAATACCAGACTGCCAGATCAAACCTGGTCATGATTATAATTACTTACGAGCTATAGGAAACTACATTGTTAAGAAGCGTCCTGATGTTATTGTTAATATTGGCGACTTTGCGGACATGCCTTCATTATCAAGCTACGATAAGGGAAAGAAGTCCTTTGAGGGTAGACGATATAAGCACGATGTAACAGCAACACACGAAGCAATGGACATCTTATTAAAACCACTGCGTGACTTACAAGCAAGACAGCGGAGGAATAAAGATAAGGTATATAAACCACGAATGGTATTAACACTAGGGAATCATGAGCATCGTATCAATCGTGCAGTTGAAAACGATTCGATGTTAGATGGTACTATATCTATTGGAGACTTGAAGTATGCTGAGGCAGGTTGGGAAGTTATTCCTTTTGAGCAGCCAGTTATTATTGATGGTGTTCTATATGCCCATTATGTTACTGCAGGTGCTCTTAATCGCCCTGTTGGATCGGCAGCAGCCATTATCTCCAAGAAACACCAGTCGTGTGTTGTGGGTCATCAACAAGGTAGACAAGTTGCTTACGCTATTCGAGCAGATGGCAAGACGCTTACAGCTATAATCGCAGGGAGTTGTTATGAACACGACGAGGATTACATGGGAGCTCAAGGTAACCACTATTGGAGAGGTATTGTGGTCTTACACGAAGTTCATGATGGTTGCTTCGATGAGATGTTTGTTTCCTTAGACTTTTTAAAGAAGAGGTATTTATGAATCCAATAGCAATGCCTAAGCCTTACGGCTATTCAGATAATTGTCCAGGTGAAATAACCTTAGAAGAATACTTTCGTAGACTTCAAGTGGAAGAGCCTGAGTTAACTCCTAGGGATACACAGGTAGGAGGTCAGCACTATCACAAAGGAGATGGTATACAACCTTGGGATATTATAGAAGCATGGGAGCTTGACTTCTGGGAGGGAAATGTGGTAAAATATATACTACGTTGGAAACATAAAGACGGACTGCAGGACTTACAGAAAGCGAAACACTACCTTGACTACATCATTAGTAAAAATTCTTAACGATACACATAAATTTTTAGAGGAGCAAAAACCAATGAAGACAGTAAAATTTAATAAGTTTTTCCCAGAGGATAATGCATTTATCACAGTTGATGGACGTATGGATAAGGACGATGATTGGCAAGTTAGCTTGACCATCCAGTCTGATACTAAGAACGTAGCTAACTGGTGGTGCAGTGATTGGAATTACAAAGAAGGTGTAGAACAGTTAAAAGCTTTTCAAGATGGTGCTCAGAAAGCTATCGACTTTATTACAGCTTGTGCTACTCAACCAGCCAAAGCAGCTAAAGCTAATGCTACTAAACGTGCTGCTAAGAAAAAGTAAATGAACCGTACTCTTACGCTGCCAGAGTTAAAAGAACGGTTGAAGAGTTTAGATGAAGTAATGCTTCTGGAGCTACTCGACATAGCTTCAGAAGACTTAGTAGAAACTTTTAGCGACACTATCGAAAACAATTATAATAGACTTCTAAAAGAAGTAGATTGGGAAGAAACTGAATGACAGAATTTAATACACCGTTTAGTACCGTAGGATATATTACATACAAAAGGACATACGCTCGTCGATTAAACGAAACAGATCCTGCTAGTCCTACAGAAGAGTTTGAAGACACAGTGAATCGTGTCGTAGCAGCGTCGAATAACCAGCTTAACTGTGGGTTTACAGAAGCTGAGCAGAAACGCTTACAGAAGTATCTAATGGAATTAAAGGGTACTGTAGCAGGTCGCTTCTTATGGCAGCTCGGCACTGACACAGTAGGTCGTCTAGGTCTAGCCAGTCTACAGAACTGTGCCTTCACTGTGGTAGATCAGCCAGTACGTCCTTTTACCTGGGCTATGGATTTATTAATGCTTGGCTCAGGAGTAGGCTATAACATTCAAAGAGAACATGTACAAAAACTTCCTCCTGTTAACTCCACTTTTGCTACTCCTACTCGTGTGGATAGTAACGACGCTGACTTTATCGTTCCTGATTCTCGTGAGGGATGGGTTCAGTTGCTTGGTAAGACTCTTAAGGCAGCTTTCCTCAGCGATAGTAAAACTACTTTTACGTATTCTACTATATTAGTACGAGGTAAAGGTTCTCCTATCAAGGGCTTTGGAGGCACTGCTTCAGGTGCTGAGGATTTATGTTGGGGTATTGCTAAGATCAGTGAGATCTTGGAGAAGAGAGCAGGTAGACAGCTACGCTCTGTCGACTGCCTCGACATCATG